CTGTCTGGTTCTCTAGAATCTACAACCGTGTAAACTTTCATGTTCTGCTCCTAATGACTATCCCTATAGCATTCATCTAAAATCCCAACTACCAGCACCACTATCGCGATAACAATCGCTATGGCAGTACCAGTTCCCAGCATTTGTGCAGATAGACTATTCTTCCATTTCTTCTTCAGTAACTTCCCATTGATCCATCACTTCTTTTGCCGTAAGTCCACACCCCATACATTCAAGGCCTGCAAAATCAATCAACATAGGCATGTTTGCAATGGCTAGTCTTTCCTCTGCCGTTACATAGTCTGTCATTATCATTATCCTGCCAGTTCATTTATTTTATTAAGCAATTCTTGCGCGTTTTCCCAGCTAAACATATCGTTTAATTCTTCTCCTGTGTTTTCGTCAATAAGATCGATATGCAAATATCCAGAAAAATGCTCAGTGCCCTTAGTTACACTTATCGATGGATTAATGGAAACTCGTATAGCACCTTTATTGACAATATTCTTAGCTTGCTTATGTGCATACTCTAATATTTGAAAGTTACCTGTAATCATTATCTTCCCCTTCTGCTTCAATGGCTTGGTTTAAATATTCGATATATTCCTGTCTGGTTCGTTTCATTTAATTTTCCTTTCAATAACCTTCTGTTACGTGTTTCTCTAATTCTTTTGCAAGCCTTAATGCTCCGGCGTATGTTTCGTCAATATCAGATTGCGTAAGATATATGATGGTCTCGGTATCACCACCTCCATATGGTAAGCATGTTTGATATTTTAAATTTACCCTGTAAATCCCCCCGTCGAAATCACCATCAAAATCTATCTTTATGTCGTATTTGAACCCCAAATCGAATATGTTCATTTAATTTCCCGTTATCGTTAATCAATGCAATCATTATATCAATTATTTTATATATGTCAACAACTTTACATAAATATATTGTTCGATTGACAAGTGGTTGCATTGATCTAAAAGTTATCATATGCTTCAGTGGTTGATATATATGTGAAATTTGATATTATTAACAAAGTTACTCACAGATTAAGTGGATAAGTATGCAGTATTTGGATAATGTTAAGTATCTTGAGCAGGTCAAGTTAAGACTTGCCGAGATTCAATTATTTATTGAAGAGGTTAAGCGTGCCCACCAGATGTGATGTTTGCAATGGCAAGAAGCAAGTGATGGGTATGGGTGGCATGATTAAGTCTTGCTCTGCATGTAATGCTACTGGATGGAAAAAGGAAGCTGCTGAAATGGATAAGCGCAGTAAAGAATATCGTGAACTTAAGAAAATCAAAGAGGGTTGATTATGCCCGCAGGAAGACCTACAAAATACGCCCCCGAATTAATAGAAAGAATCCTTGAAGCAGTGTCAACGCATCAATGTGGTTTGGTCAAATTATGTCACATGTATGATTGGATGCCAAACGCAGATACAATTATTGCTTGGCGAGCTAAATATGATGAATTTTCCGAACGCTATTTGCTCGCCAGAAAAAAACAAGCTCATTTATTGGCCGATAGATGCAATGAGTTAGCAGAAGAAATTAACGATTTTATATATGAAGATCCTAAAACTGGAGCACAATGTATTGATGGCGGAATCGTTGCTATGCAAAAACTTAAGATTAGCTCAAAGACATGGCTGGCTTCTCGCATCGAGCCCAAAATCTACGGTGATAAGCAAGTCATAGAAAATGTAACTACTGAAAATGATGCATTAAAAGTTGAGCTGGCAGAATTGCGGGCTAAATTGGCTGAAAAGGCTAAGAGTGAGTATTGACCTAGAAAAAGAAACGCAGGCAGCAGATTTAAAAGGAAGTCTTTTATTATTCACAAGATTCTTTTATCAGCATCTTACAGGGCGAGAATTTATCGTCTCCTCCCCTCCTGGAAGAGAGTCTCATCACATCACTGTATGTCGAGCGTTTACTCAATTATTTAGAGAGCAGCACCCCGCGTATGGCTTGATTATCAATTTGCCCCCCGGTTATGGCAAGTCGGTCATGACTTCGATGTGGGTTGCTTGGTGTTATGCGCATTACCCTGATTGCAATTTCTTATATATTTCTTATTCTCATGAGTTGGCGGCGGCTCATACTTCTTTCATTAAGCAAATAATGACATACAAGATGTAGAAATATTTATTTGATGTTGATATAAGTAGTGACACTCGGGCGAAAGACCATTTCATGACAACTGCGGGTGGCTCTGTTGCGGCATTCGGTAGTTCTGGGGCTGTAACGGGTCGAAATGCTGGCAGTCCTGGCTTGGATAGATTCTCTGGTTGCGTGGTGATTGATGATGCGCATAAGCCTAATGAAATTCACTCTGATTCGGTTAGAGAGTCGGTTATTCGCAATTACAATGAAACGATTATGCAGCGTCCTCGGGATGTGAATGTTCCTATTGTATTTATCGGTCAACGCCTTCACGAGGATGATTTAGCCGCTTACATGATGAGTGGCAAGGATGTAAGGAAGTGGGATAAGGTTATACTCAAAGGAATTGATGACGCAGGGAATGCGCTTTACCCAGAAGTTCAATCACTAGATTATTTGCGACAGCTTCAAGAAAAACAGCCTTTTGTATTTTCTTCGCAAATCCAGCAAGAGCCAATTCCTAGCGGCGGCTCGGTATTTAAGCCTGAATGGTTTGTAACATTGGATTTTGAGCCAAAGATTGTTAAGACATTCATTACTGCGGATACTGCGGAAACGGATAAATCATACAATGATGCGACCGTGTTTAGCTTCTGGGGATTGTATGAGATAGAGGTTTTCGAAAGAAAGACGGGTGTATGGGGGCTGCATTGGATTGATTGTGTTGAAATGAGGGTCGATCCAAAAGACTTAAAGGATGCATTTTTGGATTTCTGGGCAGACTGTTCTCGACATAGATTCCCCCCTCTCATCGCTGCGATAGAAAAGAAGTCAACGGGCGTTACTCTGGTCTCTGTATTGAAGAATGAAGTTCGCGGATTGCAAATAAGAGATATTGAAAGAACAAAAGCATCTGGAAGCAAGACACAGCGATTCTTAGAGATTCAACCTTATATCGCCGAGAAGAGAATTTCCTTTACAAAAGGCGCTAGACATATTGATATGTGTATTAATCATATGGCTAAGATTACGGCCAACGACACCCACCGCCACGATGATTTGTGCGATACTGTTGCCGACGCTATAAAGATTGCACTTATTGATAAATTGTTACAAACTAATACGGATATACAACCCAAGATTTCACGATCTCTGTTACATCATGAACAGAGTCTGCTCGAATCCCAAAGGAACGCATATTATGGCGATGGTTTTTGATGACACAGCGGCAAATGAAACAGCTACATTGGCTCGCTTAAAAGAAAACGTAGCAACTTCTTATTTATACTTCCAAGACAATTACGAACGATTCAGAAACTTCAGGACGTACGTCTTCAAAGAATCCGTGAACGATCAACAGCGTGCATTCCTGCGCAAACTTGTGCGACCTATTGTTGAGTTTAACATTCTTGAAGCGCCAATTTCTTCATTGATGGGCGAGTTTGCTGCGCATGAGCCTAGCATTGCAGTCACCCCAAGTGAAGGTGTCCCAGTTAATCAGCAAGTGATTGATCTCGTAGAAGGAAGCTTCCGCCAGGGATTATACGAAGCCAACAAGAATTCGTTTAGCTATGAAGTATATCGCGACTTATTGTCGGGTGGATTCTCGGTCGGCAAAGTAAGAACAGGCTATACAAGCCCAATGAGTTTCAAGCAGAATATTTACATTGAGAAAGCATTTGATTCAACGCTGTGTGGATTTGACCCAATTGCACGAGACTCACACAAAGGCGATGGCCAATACTGTTTTGAAATTTACCCGATGACCGATAAAGATTTCGAACGAACATTTGTCGGCAAGAGCATAGAGAACATCAAATATAATGTAGTCAAGAACAATAAAGATATCGAAGGCTTCAGTTGGTCATATAAAGACATAAAAGACAATAAAATTATTCTTGTGGCTGAATACTGGGAAAAGAAGAAACAACGCACTCGTATTGTTGAATTAGCTGACGGCACTGTCATGACACAGGCCAAATACAAGAAGATGCAAAAGCTCTGGGTTGAAGAAAATATCGTTGAGCAAATCCCTATTATCAAAGGGAAGCCACGATGGACTATTTTAGAAACTATTTGCCGATATGTATTCTGTGACAACCAGATTCTTGAATACGAAGAGACCGATTACAGTTATTTGCCTCTTGTCTTTATCGATGGGAATTCAATTATTCTCACTAGTGGTAAAGTTAATTCCACCTATCAGATGACTCGCCCCATGATTTATCATGCGAAAGGCACGCAGGATTTGAAGAACTTTGCTGGGCAAGCATTAGCGAACTATCTTCAAAACATGGTTCAACACAAGTTTATTATTAAGAAAGAAGCGATTGTTCAAGACCAAGATTCGTTGGAAGCGATTAAAAACATTCAGCGTATGAATAATATTGTTATTAACGCCTATAGTGAAAACAATCCTGATAAGCCTATTCCTGAGCCAATACGCGAAGTAGTTCCTGTTCCAGCTCCAGCGGAGATTATGGGCGCATTCCAGGTTAGCGACCCAACGACTCAAACTATTTTGTCTGGATTCGCTTCTAATATGGCGAAGAATGATAACGATTTGTCTGGGAAAGCGGTTGTTGAAACTTTGAGTGCTGGGCAAACAGCAGCAATGCCTTATGTTGTTGGGTATCTGAATGGATTGACGCAGATTGCTAATATTTGGGTTGATTTAATGCCAAAGTATTTGCTTGGAAAGCGCACCATCCCGGTGAGAGATAAAGCTGGTCAGCATGACTATATTCCTATTAATGATAATGATGGTTTGAAGCTTGATTATGAAGAACGGGCACTTAAGGTCAATATTGAGCCTGGCGTTAACTTCAGAATACAGAAAAACCGTGCTGTTGAGCAGATTATTGCGTTGATGAAATCGAGCGAAGAATTGAGCGCGTTCTTTAATTCTCCTGGGGGCATGAAAATATTGGCTAAGAATCTCGAGATTCATGGCGCAGATAATCTTGAAGAGGCTATTGAAGAATTTATGCAACATCAGCAAGAGCAGCAACAACAGCAAATGCAGATGCAACAACAAATGCAACAGAGCGATCCCGCCTTCATTCGCGCTCAAGCTGAGCTGCAAAAAGTACAATTGGAAAAAGAGCGTGATGCATTGCAAGGACAACTGGATATTGCCAAACAGGCGACAGCTGATAAGCTAGCAGATGCTAAAATACTTGAAGCAGAGGCTAAGATTTCTCAAGCGCAAGTTGACAGCGCTGTTCGATTGGAAGAATCTAATATGTCGATCGAACGGCACGCATTAGACGCAGCTGCAAAAATTGCAGAAGTAAAAGGTCGTGAGCACGATCAAATTCTGAAGACTCATGAAGCAATGTTGAAAGAGAGGCAGATGCATCATGATATGAATAAAGGAGATAATGAGAATGTCTAATCCAAAATACAAAATCACTGAACAACATCTGGATACAAAAGCAGGGATCGCGAGACTTGAACGCGATGGATTCAAGCGCGAACAGATATCGAAAGCTATGTATGCTCATGCAGGAAAGATGAGTGCTGATGAAGCTAGAAAATTGACGAAGAAACTATATAACCGCGACGGGGAGTGTTAATCATGAAAGACATGAAAAAGAAAGAAATGAAGAAACCAAAGAAGATGGAACATAAAGATGCCAAACTAGATGCGGCTATGCTAAAGTCGAAAATTAAGAAATCCTGTATGAAATAAAGGGGGCGCGACTATGCCATTGCAAAAGGGAAGTTCAAAAAAGGTCGTCTCTGCCAATATTTCGGAGTTGCGTCATTCTGGACGTCCTCAGAAGCAGAGTATAGCTATTGCCTTGAGTGAGGCAGGAAAGTCTAAACCAAATAA